GATCGCGCAGTCTTCGACGGTGATGCCCAGGGTGCCGCACACGGCGCCCGCGTACTTGAACGTCTCACCCATCATGGCGACGCTTGTGTTCGCATTATTTCCAGCCGCCACCAGGACGTCCGCAAAGTGTGCAGAATCCGACGCCGCCAGCCCGAAGGCGGTCAGACCGTCGGTCAGTATGTCCGAAGTCGCGGCCAGGTCTTCACCGCTGGCTGCCGCGGCGTTCATTACGCCCGCGATACCGTCCAGCATATCCTCCGTCGACCAGCCTGCCATGGCCATGTATTCCATGGCGGACGCAGCTTCCGAAGCAGAGAACGCGGTGGTGCTGCCCATTTCCAAGGCTTTGTCGCGCAGGGCGTCGAAGTCGTCGCCGGTCGCTCCGGAGATAGACTGCACCGTGGACATTTCCGCGTCAAAGTCCGCCGTGGTCTTCACCGCAGCGGCGCCCATGCCAACGACGGCGCCGGTGACGACCATGAGCTTCTGGCCCACGTTGTCCATGACCTCGGTGGCCTTGTCGGCCTTCTTTGTCCACTCGTCCCAGGCGGCGTCCTTCAGTTCCTTATTGGTCTTTTTCAGCTCACCCTGTAATTCCACCAGGGCCTGCTCGCTCTTATTGGTGGCGACCGTCTGCTTCGACAGTCTTTCCTCGGTTTTGCTGACCTGGGCGGCGGCGTCCTTTTCTTCCTTGGTCAGCTGGGCCAGTTCTTCCTTCAGCGCCTTCGTCTCGTCGCTGTTCTCGCCGGTCGCGGCGGTGGACTGCTCGATGGCCGCCTTCGTGGCCTGAATTTTGGATTGAAGTTCGGACTGCTTGCTTTTCCATTTGTCAAGCTGCTGCACCAGCTCTTGCTGCCGGTCTTTGTTCAGCTTGACGATGTCCGCCTGCTGGCTGATCTGGGCCTGCAAGCCGCTGATCTTTGCCTTCAGGGCGTCCTGGGCGGAACCGAACAATTTCGCCTGGGTGGTCGCCAGGCTGGTCTCGCTGGACAGCTCCTTCATGGACTGCACAGCCTTCTTCATCTCTTGCTGGAAGCTGCTGCTGTCCGATGTGACGCGGACGCTTGTCTTCGACATTGTTCTATCCTCCCTTCTGCTCTGGCTGGTGGTCAAATTCCCAGCGCAGATGCTCTAATAGCGGCACCAGTTCCTCCTTCATGGTGTCGGTGTAGGACTGGCGCATGATTTTGATCGCCGCTTGTGTCACGGCTTCGATATTCTCCAGGCACGTCTCCCAGACGTTGATTTCGTCCAATTCGTCGTAGCCGTTCTCCGCGTCATACTCGTCGAAGACGCTGGCCTCCCGCTCCACGGGCGGCTCGTCCGACAGGATGGAGAATTTCGGCAGCACGACCTCTTGCATGACGAAGTGGACGGCCTTGATCACCGTCAGGACTTCGACGATGTCGGCGCGGATCACGTCCGCCGGGCGAAGGTCGCCGAACAATTCCGGCAGCATACGGGTCGCCGTTTTCAGAACGGCCTGGACGCTGTCGTCGGTGTCCAGCATTGCCTTCACATAACGCTTTGCCTGCTGCACGGTGATCTTGTCCATCATGCAGCAGGCGGTTCTGTTCCGGGTTGTGATCAGCTGGTCGTCGATTACGTGCCAGCGGTAAAATTTTCCTTCATGCCCGTGATGGAATCGTTGACCTGATTCAGCAGCACGGTCTCGATCATGGAGAACTGCACGATCACCTCGCCGGGCTTCAGACCTTCAGCGCCCAACAGTTCCGCGCGGGTGAACTGGTTGCCGTACAGCTTCACAAGCTGGTCGGCCATGGCATAGAAGTCCTTCCGGGTGTACAGTTCCCGCTCTGCGATAGGTTCGCGGACGTCGCAATACTCCAGGTACTGCTCCGTGGTTACGGTGGGCAGCTCATAGGTCTGACCGCCGATGGTGATGCTGGCGTTGGGCATTTTCATCGTCTGACCCTCCGATTATTCAGTCTGGGCGGCCTGGGCGGTGCCGGGGTACTCCTGCACCTTCTCAAACCATGCCTTGATGGCTGCGGTCGCCTGGGCTGCGTCCGTCGCCAGGTTGGATTCGTCCACGCGGACGCGCACCAGATGCTTTTCCTCGACCTCGCCGGTGGTGGCGTTGGGCAGGTTGTCAGCCTTTGCGCGCTCATAGAAGGACGCCTTGATGGTAGAGGTGACGGCGTTCTTCTTGTCCTCGATGGTGTTGTATTCCTCGTCCTGGCCCTGGTCGAACTTGCCGCAGTAGTACCAGACAAATTCGTACTTGCCGTTCAGCTGACGCGTCCGGAAGCCCAGCGCCAGCTCGACGGGGTTGTCTTCGGACGCCTCGACCAGGTAGCCCTCCGCCCACAGGCGGTTCCAGAGGGCGGCGCGATCCTGGGGTGCCAGGGCGTTGACCTCCAGCTCGATCGTGGTGCCCTGGTAGGTGTTCACGATGTCCTCGGTGCCGTCGTCGGAGTAAATCTTCTCGCTGTTGTAGTTGTCGGTGATCTTCGCCTTGATTGCGCGGGCGAACTTGAAGGGAGTGCCCGCAGTATAGCCGTCGGTCGCGTTCTTGGTTACCTTCGCCAGGTAAATATCACGCAGGCCGCAGCGTCTGGAGCGGACGATGGTCTGGGTGGTTTCACTCATTCTTCTGTTTCCTCCTTGTCAAAATGGAAACGCTGGGGCTTCATAAAGATGCCCCCGTCGTTTTGCGTGTCGTCCTGGCTTCCACCCGTCCAGGTGAAGCCAGCGGCGACCATTAACTTCTTGATTCTCCGGGCCAGGGCGACCTCGTCCTGGTTGGAGAAGATCGTGACCTGGACGTCTCCGCCGATCACGTCATTCTCGTCGTCGCTGAAGCCTTCCGGGTTTGTGCCCAGGTTCCACAGCGTGACGTGGGTGTCGTTGATGTTCTTGTCATACCATCCCTGCTGGACGGTGATGCCTTCGGCCTGGATAGGTTCCAGGGCCGCAGCCGCTAACGCGATAATATCCATGTGTCAGCCTCCCAGCTTCTTTTTCAGTAGCGCCTCGTATTCTTCCCTTGCGATCTCAACGATCTGGGTCTCTGTCTCCCGGATCGCGACCTCGATGAAGTCCCGCGGGGGCATTTTCCACGTCCCCCACTCCACGAACTTCATGTAGAAATATTCCGAAGCGTCACCCAAATCCCAGCCGACCTCCGCCCACGCCTGGGTGCCGCGGGTGCTGATCTTACTGATCGGCACGTTTTCCTTCGCGTGTCCGCCTGGGCGGTAGCCTTCCTTGCCGGACTTGGCGTTGTCGCCGCTGACCGGGATGTGCTTTTGCATGGCTTCCTTCACGATCGGCGTGCTGCGTTCAACGACGCGCTTGTTCGCCGCCTTCATTTCCTTCTCGGACGCCACTTCCTCCAGGGCCTTCAGTTGCTCCTTCAGGCCCGAAAAGTCCAGGGTGATCTTCATGCGATCAGTCCGTTCTGGATGCCAGAATCCGCACCTTTCCCTCATGGCTGCGGGAAGGGTCGGAGCTGTTCAGGGTGTACGGCTTCCCCTTGTAGATCGCCCGGTACTGCTTCAGATTGTCCAGGATGTCCTGGATTTTCTCGCAGGTTCTGACCTCCAGCGTGATCGCGTCGGTCAGCGATCGGTTGTTGACGTCAGTCTGTTCCCGGATGGACAGGCCCGGAAGGTCAGCCCAGGCGGCGTAAAACGTCGCCCAGGTGTCCTTCTTGCGGCCTTCCTCGACCTTCTGGGTCTTCTTCTCGAAAGTGATGCGCGCGCTATTCATCGGCCTGCACCGCCTTCGGTTCGTAGATTTCGGACAGCAGCATGGACGCGGCGGCGATCTTCAGCTGCTGCTTCTCCTTGCCGTACTTCTCCCGGTTGTCGTACAGGTCTTTGACGGTGACGAACAGGATGATCTTCTGCCGCCCCGTCATTTTGTCGGCGTCGAAGGACGGGATCACGTCGGCCATGCTTTCCGCGGCGGCGTCGACCATGATCTCGACCAGGTCGTCGTCGTCTGCGTAGTCAATCCGGGCGTACTTCTTCGCCTTCGCCGTCAGTTCTGCCAGGGTTCCAGAAGTCATTGGTCAGCCTCCGATCAGCCCGCGGTGGGGATGGTGATCTTGCCCAGGACGACGGCGGCGGTGTCCACGGGCTGGACATCGAAGCGGTCGCGCACCTTCAGGCCGGTCTTGTCCTTCGCCCACAGGTCGCCCGCGGTGGTGGAAATATCCAGGCTGATCACGTCGCGGTCGAACAGGGTGACGGCCTCGTTCAGGTCGCCGCAGTAAATGGGGACGATGGTGGAGCCTTCGCCGGTTTCGTTCTTCAGTACCTTGTTGGACAGCTTGACGATGGGGTACTCACCGAACAGCAGCTTCTTGGTCTTCTGGGTGGGATCGGGCTGGATGATGTACTTGCCGTCTTCGTCCTTCAGCTTGTCCAGGAAGTTGAAGCCGGTCTGGTTGGTGTACACGGCGGCGCCCTGGGCGATCGCGGGGTCAAGCACGATGTTGAAGATGTCCTTCAGGTCGTCGACGCCGGTGATCGCGTAAGAGGTATCGCCGACGCAGGTCTTCAGCGCGGCCAGAATCTTCGCGTTTCTGGTGGCGCGGGACTTCTTGGCGATCCACTTCTTCAGGTATGCCAGGATGTTCTCGGCGGTGTCCTCCAGCAGCTCTGCGGTGACCTTCAGGATGCCGCCGTACTTCTTGATCTTGTAGGAAATGGAGCGCAGCTTGGGGGTCTCCTGTTCCTGGAACTCGCCGCCCTCCTCGACTTCGGGCCACTCGGTGCTGTCAGCGTCGACTTCGATCACGCGGGTGCCGGTCTTGGTGCTGACGTGTTCCACGTTGACGTAGTTCTCCAGGTTGTCAGCGGTGGCGCGGCGCAGTTCGCGGATGCTGGTGGTGATGTCCTGGGGGACAGTCAGGCCACCGTCTTCGCCGGAATCTTCGCCGGGGGTGCCTTCTACCATTTCTGCATGGATTTCGGCGTCACGCTTCAGGACGGCCACGGCGTCCGCGGGTGCCTTCTTGCCCTTCAGGCGGGCGCGGATCATAGCGACCAGGGCGGAGCCTACCTGCTTTGCGGTGGGGGCGACAGGGTCGCCGTCGGGATCGCCAGCGCCTGCGGGCTTCTTGCCTGCGGGGGTGCCGGTGGCGCCAGCAGCGCCGGGATCACCGGGATCACCGTCGTCGTCCAGGTCGTACAGCAGGTCGAACTCCTTCTGCTCCTTTGCCATCAGGGCCTTCTCGGTGGTTGC